CAATATCTTCTTTTCTACCCAATCTCAATTTATTTTCCTCGGCAAGTTTATTTATTACCGTGAATAATTTCTTACCTTCTAATTCCGCCTTGTGTTTTTTTATAACGTGTTCTTCAGGATATTGGTCGCTCCGAATGACATATTTTTTACAAATCCCCGTAAAGAAACGATTGTTTCTCCACTCTCCATCAAATGTCTCTCCATATAACGTACGTCTTAAGCCCCGCCCGTGGCGCTCATCATCCTTCCATTCGCCCACGTATATGCTACCATCTTTGGCAACGTAGGTACCTTTTCCTTCTTTCTTTCCATCTCGCCAAAATCCCTCGTATTTATCCCCGTCTCTACCGATTCTCACACCGTAACCATTTGCAAGACCTTCTTTGTGTTCACCTTCGAAAATGAATTCGCTACCTTCTTTGGTAAGAACACCGAATCCGTGTTCATTTCCGTTTTTCCATTCACCAATATATTTTACTTCATTCATATTGTGTCCCTTATAAAGTCCCATATATTGAGCCACGCCTTGTCCGTGCGGTAGTCCCTCTTCATTTAGTTCTCCAGTGTAGGCAAAATACAATCCTTGTTTTTGTTGAAAAATGGGTTTTCTTATGCCTCTGGATTGCGCCATATCGGCATAAAATTGGTTGAATAAATCTTCATCGGAGTTTTCTCCGAAAATCGACAAATCTGAAGTATTAATTCTTCTAGCCATACTGTTGCATAATATATCTAATGTTCTATTTAATCTTTTTTGAAAATATAAATTGAATATAAAAAAAAGAACAATAATATATCAATGACACCCAAACCAATTAATTATGAAAACTTGTTAGAAATTATCAAAAAAAATCAGAAAGGTGTCAAAATCCGCATTGAAAATCGAGAAAAGGATAACTGGTATGATTATGGCTTTAAATATTGTCACGGTGAAATTGTTAATTATATTAATCCTGCCGACGGTGATCCCTGGGACGTAATATTCATGGGATACGATAACATTGATTTTAAATACGACGAAATAATTTACAGTAATCAATTAGTAGGTGTAGTTGAAATTAATAATGGGAATCATAAATTGCTATTTAAAAAACCGTACAAGAGAGGATTTAGCGAAGAAAAATTAAAAAAAGACGTGAATAAATTCAAGCGTAATTACCTTAAACAGTGGGGAAATGTTACACTTAAAACACAAATGTTAAACCGAGACAAAATTTCCTTGGCTACCGATTAAACCTTGAAAATTCTTTTAACCCCAAAAATCATTAAAATATTGGGGAATCGAAATTTAAATTTTTTGCTCTATTTTTTAATTAAGATAGAAAGATACAATGACAAAACTTGTAATAGTCGAATCCCCTGCGAAATGCAAAAAGATTGAGAGTTATCTGGGTGCCGGATACAAATGCATCGCCAGTTTCGGACATTTTCGCGGTATTCGCGGAGGACTCAAAGACATCGACTTCACCAATAATTATATGCCAAAGTTTTCTGTCATGCCGGGCAAAACCAAATATGTAACCAATATGCGAAATTGTATTCGCAACAGTACGTCGGTCATTTTGGCCACGGACGATGATCGCGAAGGCGAAGCCATTGCCTGGCACATTTGCGACGAATTTAATTTGCCTCTCGAGACTACTTCTCGTATTATTTTCCATGAAATTACCAAACCTGCCATTTTGCGAGCAATAAAAAACCCAACAACGGTAAATATGAGCCAAGTTAACGCACAATTCTCGCGGCAAGTATTGGACCTTCTCATTGGCTTCACTGTGTCGCCTATTTTGTGGAAGCATATTAGTCGGAACAACAATTCCAAATTAAGTGCAGGACGATGTCAAACACCAGCACTCCAAATTATTTATGACAATCAAAAAGAAATCGAGGAAGCACCGGGAAAGAAGGTATATAAAACCTCTGGAAATTTCACCGATAATGATATTCCTTTCGACCTGAATTTCGAATTTACGAAAGAAGATAGTGTGCGGAAATTTCTTGAAAAAAGCAAAACCTTTCAACACTTGATTTCGTTTCAAACCGAGAAAGAAAAAACGAAGAAGCAACCTATTCCCATGACTACGTCGAATTTACAGCAAAAGGCAAGTAATGAACTAGGATTCTCACCGAAGCGTACTATGGAAGTGGCACAGAAACTCTATGAAAAGGGTTATATTACGTATATGAGAACCGACAGTAAGAAATATAGTGTCGAGTTCATTGATAAAGCGAAGAAATATATTAAGGGTAAATGGGGCGAAGAATATTGGTTGGACGATAAAGGATATGGTGAAATTACAGTTGGTGTGGAGAGTGAAACAAAAAAGAAGAAGAAAGTTGTAAAGAAGAAAGCAGAAAAAGGAGGAAAAGGGGGAAAAGATGATTTACCAAAAGCACAAGAAGCCCACGAAGCCATTCGTCCGACCAATCCCGCCATCTACGAATTGCCTCCTCAGGAAGAAGACTCATCGGAACGCCGTCTTTATAAATTCATTTACAGTGTCACCGTGGAGAGTTGTATGGCTCCAGCCACGTGTCTTTCTCTCTCAACAGTCATAAGTTGTCCTAGCGTGAGTAAGGATCCCACGGATAAAAGTAAGAAAGGTATATCTTACAAGAACAACTGCGAAAAAATAACATTTCCGGGTTGGAAGATAGTGCGTGGTTATGACAAGGAAGCAATTGTTTATACATATCTTACAGCTTTGAGAGACAAATATTTGAAAGATAAGACGAAGCCCAAAGATAAAATCGTCAAATATTCGCATATACAGTCGAATGTCTCAATAAAGAATTTGAAATCGCACTATACAGAGGCTAAATTGGTTCAAGAATTGGAGAAGAAAGGCATTGGGCGACCGTCTACGTTCTCTTCAATCGTGAGTAAGAATCAGGAGCGGGAATATGTCAAGGTTCAGAATGTCGAGGGTCAGACGATAGAATGTGTGGATTTCAAATTGTCGGAAGTGAAAAAAGACGATGAAACCGAAAAAAGTATGGAAATTGTGGAGACTAAAAAAGAGCGAACATTTGGTAATGAGAAAAATAAAATTGTATTACAGCAAAAAGGCATGGCAGTGATTGAATTTCTCATAAAACATTTCTCGCCGATATTCAACTATGAATATACGAAGCAAATGGAAAATACGTTGGATGAAATATCAAAGGGCAACATTATTTGGCACGAGCCTTGTGCTAAATGCCATAGTGAAATCAAGGAACAGCAAACGAAATTGGGTGGAAAAGAGAAACTATCCATAAAAATTGACGAACATCATAAATATATTATCGGGAAGTATGGACCTGTTATTATTTGTAATAAAGATGGTAAGACCTCGTTTAAAAACGTGAAGCGTGAAATATCTCTCGAGAAATTGAAGAATGGCGAGTATACACTGGAAGAAATTCTGTATGTGAAACCAAAGGTTCAGCCCAACGACGGCTATGACAGTGATACGAGTAGTGTGATGAGTGATGCACCAACAACGAAAGTAAATCGTGTATTGGGCGATATGAAAGGTAAACCCGTGGTCTTACGCTCGGGAAAATATGGACCATATTTGAATTGGGATGGGAAAAACAAGACGGTGAAATATTTGAAAAAGGAATTGGATGACATTGATTTAAAAGACGCGGTAAAATTATTTACGTATAAGAGTAAGTATAAAAAATGAGTAAATTAGAAAATTATATAATCGCTTAATTATTGAAAATTATAAACATTAAAACAGTATAAACATTAAAAAACTTAATTTTTTAACGTTTATCGAAAGGAACTAAAACAAAACAAAACAAAAACAAAACAAAACAAAAAAAAATGATGTTTGGTATATATGTTTTTTTATTTTTTATCTTATTGACAATAATGATTTATATTTATAATTACCAAAAAAATGTCCGCATACATATCTGGCAAACCAATGAGATGTGTGAATATATTGGCGATATGAAATTAAAAATAGATGATATTCACGAAATGATGCAATTGGTTATACAAGAGATGCACGAGAACAAAGAAAATAAATAGAAAAAAATGAGAAAAGTAATATTTATAATATATAATGGAAGCAAATGGTAATAATTTGATAAGGCATCAGACAGTCATGTTTATTGTAATGATTATAGTGGGAATGGCTTTTAATCCAATGAATATTTTAGCGTATCGTTTTAGTGATTTATATATATCTACAACATTGTTCTATGGTGGGATGTTAATGGCATCAAATATGATGTGGGCTCATGAAATTGTTCACTGGATTGCCTCGGGACACTTTAACGCAAATGTATTTGTATTGGGGATAGTTTTATCGTTGAGTGTGACATTTTTCTTGTTGCGCGAACAATTCATGGTATCAGACAAACAGTGGTTAAAAAGAATGATTAGTCACCATTCTACAGCACTAACAACGAGTGAGAAGATATATAAGCGTACAAAAGACCCAAAATTGAGACAATTGGCAAGACAAATTATTGATACTCAGGAATTGGAGATAACTATGATGAAGTCAATGATATAAATTAGTCACATTATGTTTTGACACCTTTATTATTTTTTTGCAGGTTTTATATTGAAAACTGGTTCATAAGCCATAACAGTGAGTTCAAAGAGAAAGTTAAAATCTTTGCTATTTTTTCCGAATTCCACTACTTCTCCATTTTGGTAGCGGAATTTAACATTGAGTCGGTCGATATCCATGAGACCGTGTTTGCTTTTTACAGCCGGTGTCGCACCCGAAATAATACCATTGGAGTTTTGTATTCCTAGGACGTAGTGTCCGAAGGTGTTACTAATTTGCTGAGAATTGGTGGCTCCTTCTTCTTTCATACGCTCTGAATCTTTAATACAGACATAACTTTGATTAAGGTCTTCACTCCCAGCTCTAAATTGGATGAGAATATTGTCATAATTATAGAGACATATGGAATTGAGTTCGGGTGGATCAATCATGAAGGCAAAATCCTTACTGTCGGCTCCAATATTTGTATCAGATTCAAATCTAAAAGGATTGGCACTGAAACCGTCGTGTGGAAATTTTCGATAAAGATCAATTTTGCTAAATTTAGTGGATTCATATTCTTTATTTTCGTAACCAATAACTTTGTAAAAATAACCTTCACTGAAATCAATTTTAAATGATTTTACACTCGAGGCAAAGTACATTTTGTTGTCTATTTTATTATATTTTACAGAAATGGGTGGAGTACTGTCGCTACTAAAAGAACCCTCTTTTTCGGCATCATCAGCAAAGAAGAGTGTTTCTATTACCACACGTAAATCACGCGGGGTATAATTACCGTCGGGAATAGTTATAGTTCTTTTAACACCAACTTCGTGGTAAGTGTAAGAAAAATAGTTATTATTTTTGGCAGCCGAAATAACCTTGGCATTGGTGGGGACTGGGAATTTAAATTTAAGTTTTATTGATTCGACGTTGTGTACTGGAGGTATTTTTATGTTTACGCCATTCGCATCATTGAGATCATTGTTGAGAGAGCTTTGAAAGCCATTTACAATGATTTCTTGGGTTAACTTGGTTAATTTTTTAGGTTTTTTTACCATTTCCATATCATTGAACATATTGGTGTATAATAATTAAAAATATTAATTATTTAGGTTGAAAACAAAATAATGTTTTCTCACAAATTAGGTTGAAAACAAAATAATGTTTTCTCACAAATTAGGTTGAAAACAAAATAATGTTTTCTCACAAATT